CCAGTACATTTTAACAACCACTCAGAATATGGCTCTCTACAAGATAGTCTATCTGCTAAATGGTGTAAAACCATATCTCCAAGAAAAATAGCTACATGATTTAAAGTTGGGTGCATTATTGACATCAATAATACATCTCCTTCTTCACATGGTTCGTTTGGTCTAAGTTCTCTAAAACCTGTTCGCCAAGCATAATCTTCAAACAAAGGATTCTCTAAAAATTCTTGTGGTGTCATTGTTCTCGCATAATCTTTTAAAATTATTCCTCTTTCCTTTTTATACCAATCAACTACCAAACTCCAACAATCAGTCACACCCCACACCCACTGCCTTCCTAAAATATCTGGAACGTAACCTTCTGGCTTACATTCGCCCCATTGTTCAGTTTTAGGGTTAACAATATACCAAGGTAATTTACTTTGTTCACAACTAATTTTATCTGCCTGACTAGGTTCTGGAGGTGTTATAGGATGACTATGAACAACTGCAATAATTTCGCCTACATTATCTGCTTTTACATAATCCTCTGGATCGATAATAAAACACTGATTATCTGTGATTGAAAGATTACGACATGGATAGTATCGTTCTTTACCTTTGACATTTAGTAACAGCCCACAAGATTCTCTAGGGTCTTCACGTTGAGCATGAAGTAATGCTTTATATTTCCAACTCATTGTGTGAACGTACCAATGCTAGGAAATAAAGCACGAGTACATTGACGTTTGGGTGCTCTAACACCAGCCATATCAATAGCTCCAGCTAATTCAAATTCTACTACATCTCTATTTTCTGCTGATTTACGATCTACTGTAAATACTTGACGTTTAAACTCTGCTGTAGGATCAGGTGTGCCTAATGGATTACTACCACCACTAAAATTTGCAGCATCAAGAAATCTTGCCATTGTCCTAATTCTTGTAAACGTAGCACCTGTTAAATCATTACCAGCTGTTGTTTCATTAACAAGTAATAAAATAGCTGATATAGTTCCTAATGCATTACTAATAACAAGTTTTGGTCTTGGAATCTGACCACGTTGATATGCAAATCCTGTAGCTTCTATGGGAAATCTAAGATAAGAATTACCAGCCCAAACTATTTGACCATTTGCATTAAGGTTAGATCCAGAATGAAATCTATA